CATAGTCACATACCGGTCAAGGTTTTTCGAATCCCAATCGTACTGAATCAATGCATTTGATTTTGCTTTTTCAAGACCGAGTTCAGCCTCTTTAACATCAGCGTCAAACTGCTTATCCCAAATGTTAATTTGGTTTTGTTTGTTGCGGTCGATGGCGGATTGTTCTGCTGCAAGAAAAGTGGATTCAATTTCGTTGAGCGCAGTTGTTTTTGCTTTTCCGTAACGCTCCTGCCATCTGTTTATGAACTCGCGGCCTATCGTGCCACCCAAAGCGTTTTCACCAAGATTGTAAACCTGCTGCGCTACAATGGATTCACCTTCAGGTATGTATACGTCTTCGATTTCGTCCAAAGCCCTGTTAATGGCTAAATTCTTTTGAGTTGCGTAATACTCTTTTTCCTGGTCATCTAAGCCGATCCCGGACAGTTCAGCTAATGTATGGTTGTATTGAATATCAGTGTCCACATCTGATATTGCTTTAATTGCCTGTTCTAATGCTGTGGTGTTGTACTTCTCTATCATCGCCCGGAAATTCTGACCATCTAAGTCGCCCATGTCGTTTATAACCCTGTTTGATGCTATCTGTCCTTGAGTCGCCGGGAAAATACCATTCTCAGTAATAGTGTATAATCCCCCATCGTTAACATCTCCCATCTGCAACAGGTCCGCAGATTTGCCATTACCGGTGACCCCCATAGCCGCTAAAATGGAATTGAGCGCCATCCCGGAAAAAACAACCGCACTGGCACCCGGTACTATGAAATTCAAAGCCGCAGTCACTGCCTTACCGGAATTCCCAAATTTGTTTGAATAAAAATCAAAGCTTTCTTTGGCCATTTGACCAGTTGAAACGCCGCGTTTTTTTGACTCGGCCATAAGGCTACCCCAGTCTTTCGACTGTGTTGCGTTGCCAGACGATACAATCGCATTTTTCAATGCACTGAATTGTTCATTGCTCAAGGATGATAGATTATCAGCACCAAACCTGTCTAAATGCCCCGGAATTGTCCCGCCGTACCCCCTGCTTGTTGGATCACCGGACGATACCCTATCGGCAGACCAGGAGCCACTATCACTAAGCGAACTGTCGTTGACAAAAGCCTTCCCACTTGAAATATCATTCCCACCAGGGTCGTTAAATCCACCACGGTCGTTAAATCCACCTAATCCCATAATTCACCTATGCCACCAGATTTGATGTTTTCCATTTGTAATTCAACTTACTTGGGTAAAATACAAAATTCTCGTTTGTTGCGTTATGCGTCCACTTCAAAGCAAGTGAATAGCCGTTGACACCAAAAAATGTTACCCGACTCCTTTTCGTGCCTGTGCCTGCCCATGTAATTATGTCCTGCGAACCTGCGGATGTATACGAACCTTCCCGGATAGAAGCATCGTCCATTAAATTCACTGCGTAGGATGGTGTTATCGTCAATGTAGATTCATTCGGGTATATGAAAGTCTCAGAATTCATGAACTGTTTACGGTTTTCTTCCATCCCCATCACTTGGCCCGGTATATTACCGGCAAACGAATTTACGAAATACCTTTCAATCGCTGACCCATCATCATTGTCGCCAACGTCAAGTTGTCGAACGTATCCGGTTTCATCCCCGTAATACAGATTGTCGTTAACACCGTCCTCGACACCACCAAACACGCTTGCTACAATTTCACCCATTGGAAATACTGAATAAATTCCCGTCTCGTTTCTGAATTTATAATCCAGGACAAAAACAAAGTGCGTGTTCACACTTGTCGGCATTGAAACCCATATCTGCTGCTCTTTTTTGTAATGGAAGAAATGTGTGTATTGCAGATAGTCTTTGTCACATATCGACTCAAGGTAGTCTCTGAAACCTGGTATTATTGAGTTGTACTGAACATCACCAAACTCCTGAATACCTGTCAGCGACCGGATATCAAAACCATCAAGAAAAATAACGTCATTACCGACCTGAGTTATGGCCCATTTGGATGTGAACCCGACATTATCACTTGAAGACCTTGAATAAAGAGGCTCTATTTTCAGCGTGGTCGCGTCTGTTGGTGTGTCGCCATAAACTTTGTAAATAGTGTTTTGTTTCCCAACAAGTAACCAGTTGAAATACGGAAAACCGCCAGTGATCGGATCGCCGGAGTCACCTACTGCTTGCGAAACAGCACCCGTGGCAGTTCCGGCACCCGTGTAATCAGTCGGGTCATTTAACGCACTACCTGATAACGTGGCAACATTGCTTGCATCACCCAAAAACCATATCCGGTTGGCCCATTGCGCGACACTTTTACCGGTTGGTGGACTGCCTGCCAAGTTACCGCCAGTTGTGCCATCCCAATACTGCGGGACATCAGAACCCTCATTCACACCGATGGCTTTACCGGCGAAGTTCACCCACTGAAACATTTTATCGGATGTTAGCCCGGTGATCTTATCAACAAATTCGCCCGTACCGGAATTATACTCTGCTACTTTGGTTGAATAAGATGCTATCTGACTTCTCGTGGAACCGCTTTTGAACTCATGAAAAGAAGTAACTCTTGATGCCAACGATGTATTATTAAACTTTACCTGACCACCTCGCCCGGTTGGTAGTCCCTTCCGGGTCGGAACAATATTCTTTGCATCGGCAAGCGCACCAAACGGCAGTTCGTGAGGTGGTGTCGAAAAATCTACACCTAATTTACAATATCCATATTGGGTCTTAGGCACGACTGTTCCTTGTTATATAGTTGATTTTTCTGTTGGTGTAATCAGAATGCCTTGTAACAATTGGTATCCGGTCGTGTTTTGGTAAAAGATCCTGGTCTAACTTTATAAGGTCGGCGACTGCATCCATGTAGTTCTGTTTGTATTCGGCCCTCATCTGTGGGTCTATCGTGATTTCCATCGAACCGTAATAAATACCCCCTCGCTCTATGGCGAACTCCATATAATTCCATACAGCATCCACAGAACCACTCAAATCAGAGGGATTGTGAGGGTATACAAGGCTCGCGGCATACGTTGCATCAGGAACAGGGTCAAGTCTGAAAACATACTTTTTGTTTGTCGTGTCGTACTCAAGGCAGAATTGTGTCGGCTTGCCTGTATTGTATCTCAGGTAATCAATGGAATAGCTTGTTGCATCAGACATCGATCCCGTTGACAGAACCGTTATTTGACCGTCTGCATACGACATGGTATAGTCTGTGTCCCGCGTGTATGTAGTGTCTCCCGAATAAACCGTCTCAGAATACTGAAGGATAGCCTTGTTATCCAAATCGACAGCGACATCATGGTCGGACGTAAAGCTTTCAGCGCTAACACTCTTTGAACTTACATCCCTGGCAAATTCCTCCGGTGTGATCTGATCAATAACACCATCATTAGACTCATCCTTCAGCGTCAAAAACCCAATAAAGTCGCTTGGGGCTTGATACGTCTGCTGCCCGTTAGAGGTGCGAAATACAGACCTTTTCCGAATGGTCTTGAACTTGTACCCGCCCTTTAGAAAAACCTCTCTGTATGCGCTATTTGCCCACCTGAGAGCATACTCAAGATAGGTCGCATTACCCACACTGGACCCTTCACCGAGTCCATAAAGGATATTTTCCTTGATGGTGCTGGTTGTCACTGATTATCTCCTGAGATTTTCAATATTCCTGACTGTCGGGTCTTGTGGTTCAAGCCTTCCCATCCAATATTTGCGTTCTTGAACCGCTTTCTGTATTTGGGGATTCTTTTGGAAGGCCATCTGCTGCTGAACCGCCCTCTCAAAATCGTTAACACCGCCGTCAGTGGGTCGCATATAGTAATCCCGTTTCCGGGGCATATGCTCTTGGATGAAAGAGTCAAGTTCTTTCACCCGTTTCCATGCCTTGTCTTTAGACTTGCCCCTCAATTGTCGAGGGGCATGTTTTTCTAAAATATCTTTTTTTTTCTTAATTTCAGCCATGAACTCCGCTTCGTCTTGAATTTTCGGGGAGCGTGACCGCCTGTCCGCTTGAAGCATTTTCTCTAAATGATTTATCTCGGCTCGTATCTCTGTTGCTTGTTGAGGCGTGATAAGAGTTAAATCTTTTTTAGCCATAATTAAGTCCTTTTGATAACCATTGAGATTTCAGCTTTTGACGCGTTTGTTGAACCACCATCCGTAATCATTGCTACTGCTTGACCAGCAGTTAGCGTTCTTTCCGCTGTCGGGGTAGAGCTATCCACGGTCCCGGCTGTCGCGCCTGCCGCGATTGTAATATCCCCGCCTGTCACATCGCTTGCAGCAGTTGTCCCGACCTTAAAGGAAATCGTAGCTGCGGCAGCGGTTGTGATTGCAGTATCAATGACCGAATAAATAGACTCGATAGTGCCTGCGTAGGGTGATACCATCCAGTGTGTACTTGCACTTGAAATATCGTCAATAACCCCGTTGATAATCTCCTGGTCTACATTCAGATCTACTTCAGACCCCTTCTGACCAATTGCAAACGAATTTGCACTTACCTTGTCATGGTGTGTATAACCCATAATTCACCTACCAGTTGTTAAACCAGGGGGCAAAAGCCCCCCAGTAGGTTTTTATTTAACTTACATTGTGGCCGTAAACCATTCGCCAATCAGCCCATCCAGCGCAGTAACGCTCGTAGTCGTACCACTTGGCAACCAGCGTATCGGAATCACGATCCATCTTGATTCCGCCCTTTACGCGGTCCCACCACAACAGGAACTTCTTGCACAGACGCGAGTCCAGCATGAACCAGTTGTTTGAATCGGTCAGCCTGTCCCATGTGGCCAAGTCATAACGACCTTTATGGAAGTTTTTGTTGTTGTCGGCAGTGTCTACCTTCCCGCTGGAATTAATGATTTCGTAAGCTGTTTCCTCATTGTTTACGGTACACAAAATGGTGTCGTAATTAATGGTAAGCAGTTCACCACGGTCATTAAAAACAGAAGTATGACCAAGTCTGCGGGTTGCTTCTACTGCGGTTGCAGCCAACGCGGTAGAACCGGCGTTGCTCTGGGTTGTCGGATCATCCGGTGAATACGGATGAGAGGCGGAGCAAAGCGGCAGAGAATCGGGGCCATCGGTCCCAACAAAAGCACCGTTGAAAATACTTGCAGCGGTTTT